TTTCACTACAACATTAACAACAAAACTTATTTATCACCACAATCATTTGGTAGACCAGACCCTATTGTAGAGTTTGCGGATAAACTAAAAAGAATGGGAGATAAAGAAGATTGGAAAGCAGCAAAGGCTATGGAGCCTAAGTTGAGAACTTTCGTACCTGTTGTTGTAAGAGGTGAAGAAGGCGAAGGAGTTCGTTTTTGGGGATTTGGTAAAACAGTATATCAAGAAATTCTTGGGTATATTGCTGATCCAGATTATGGAGACATTACAGACCCAACAAGTGGTAGAGATTTAACAATCGAGTATAAATCAGCAGAAGAAGCTGGAACTACTTATCCAACTACTACTATTAGAGTTAAACCAAATGAAACACCAGTGAGTGAAGATGCTACAAAAGCAACTGCATTTATTGAAAATCAAACTGAAATTACAGATTTATATTCTGAATTATCTTATGATGAATTAAAATCAGTATTAGAGGGATGGTTAAATCCAAGTGGTGAAGGAAAGGAAGAAACTGTATCTCAGTCTACTTTATCTCAAAGTAAACCAGTACAATCTACACCAACTACACCAAAAGCAGAAGTCAACGCTCCTCAGAAAACTGATGATGTTGCAGCTGCATTTGATGACTTATTTAACAACTAAATCAAACTAAATGGCGAAAAAGAAAGCAGTAAAAGAACTGGACCTAGCAGATATTCTGGCAGGTGAGTTAAACAAACAATCCAAAGAACAGAAAGTAGCATTTTTCTTAGATTCCGATGAAGCACCTACTAATGTAGAAGGCTGGGTATCGACTGGATGTGCTATGTTGGATGTTGCTATTTCTAATCGTCCTTTTGGTGGTTTACCCGTTGGAAGAATTACAGAAATAACAGGTTTAGAACAAAGTGGAAAATCATTAGTATCGGCACACCTCCTTGCGGAAACACAAAAGTTAGGTGGTGTTGCTGTTCTTATTGATACAGAAACTGCAGTAAGTAGAGAATTTTTAGAAGCAATCGGTGTTGACGTTTCTAAACTTCTATATGTTACCGCAGATTCGGTTGAACAGATTTTTGACTTTACTGAAACTATTATTGAAAAAGTTCGTGAAACATCTAAAGATAAAATTGTAACTATCGTAGTAGATTCAGTTGCAGCAGCATCAACCAAAACAGAACTAGCAGCTGATTATGGTAAAGATGGATATGCTACTGATAAAGCAATTATTATCTCCAAAGCAATGAGAAAGATTACCAATATGATTGGTAGACAAAAAATCTCATTAGTGTTCACAAACCAACTTAGACAGAAGATGAATGCCATGCCATTCGGTGACCCATGGACTACAAGTGGTGGAAAAGCTCTTGCTTTTCATGCATCTGTAAGATTGAGGTTGAAAGGTATGGGACAAATCAAACAAAAGGTAAACGGTAACGATAGGACAGTTGGAATGAAAGTAAGATGTCAAGTAGTAAAAAACAGAATGGGTCCTCCATTGAGAGCAACTGATTTTGAGATTTACTTTGACAGAGGTATCGATAACTACGGTTCGTGGTTAAAGGTAATGAAAGAAAACAAATTGGTAAAACAAGCAGGAGCTTGGTACACATATGTAGATACCGAAACTGGTGAAGAAATTAAATTTCAATCTAAAGATTTCATAGATATTATGGAAGATAGAGATTCAGTTAGAGAACAAATTTACAAGAAAATATGTGAAGAATCAATATTACAATATAAAACAGATACTAAAGATATTGATTCACTAGTACACGACCCTAATTTAATACCAGAATAAATAATTATGAATAAAAAGTTATATACAATGTTAAAAAGTAGTGCTGAGGCTGATAAAGCCAAAGCTCTACTTTCTTTAGACCTTCTTGGAAACAAATCAGTTGGTATCGGCGACCATTCTACTGAAGATTTCTACAAAAATGCAGAGGAAGCTCTGATTAAATTAGTAGATGCAGATGATAGATTAAATGCATTAGAAGATTATTTTGAAGAAGATTTAAAAGAAGTTTTATGAAAGAACTATACAAGAACATATTAGAGTCAGTTGAAACTGATAGAACTCAAAATATCGATAAACACAAGAATTCTCGTGTATTAATTATTGATGGGTTAAATACATTTATTAGATGTTGGACATCTATACCAACTATGAATGATGATGGAGACCATGTTGCAGGAGTAACTGGTGTCCTACGTTCTATTGGATATGCAATCAGACAAACTCAACCGACTCGAGTTGTTGTTGTTTTTGATGGAAAAAATGGTTCACAGAGTAGAAAAAAAATATATCCTGAATATAAGGCTGGAAGAGATAAAAACAAACTTAGAGTAAATCGTCAGTACGCTGATATGATGAACGATGAGGATGAAAGGGAATCTATGAAACGTCAGTATGTTTGGTTAATGGAAATGATGCATGAACTTCCACTTACTACTATGATATACGATGGTGTAGAAGCAGATGATATTATGGCATATATTCCAAC